TACAATTTGAGAAAACTTTCCTAGACCCTATGAGATTTATATTAAACTCAATAGGTTGGGAACACGAAAAGAGAGCAAATCTGGAGGCATTTTTCGGATGATGAACTTTATAATGTTCTTTGCTGTAATGCTTGGAGGTCTTTTTGCTATGACTAATATAACCTTTGTACAATTTTGTTTCTTATTAATAATAATAAAATTTATATTGACGGCGTATGGAAATTGATAAGACATATAATATAATTTATGCAGATCCACCTTGGCATTTCCAGAACTGGAATAATGAAAATGCCCAAACGAATCCAGAGAATCATTATACGACAATGACAATGAAAGATATTGAAGAATTGCCAATTGGAGATATTGCAAAAAAAGATTGTGCATTGTTTATGTGGTGTACAGATCCATTATTACATAAACAAATACCTATAGTTGAGAGTTGGGGTTTCCAGTATAAGACCGTAGCTTTTCATTGGGTGAAGACAAACAAAAATAGAATTAAAAATTATTATTTTAAAGGTCCAGGTTATTGGACTAGAGCAAATCCAGAGATATGTATTTTAGCAACTAGAGGACACCCAAAAAGAATAAGTGGTAACGTAGATAGATTAGTAGTGAGTGAACGTAGAGAGCATAGTAGAAAACCAGATAGAATTAGAAATGATATAGTTAATCTATGTGGTGATTTACCTAGAATAGAATTATTTGCTAGACAGAAAACCGATGGTTGGGATGTTTGGGGGAATGAAGTATAATGGATTTATATACAACAGATTTAAAAGAGTTTGCTAACGAAGATGGTTTACCTATTATGGATACAATTCAGTTTGATAGATGGACTGAAAAATTAGGTAAGGAAAGATTTAGAGAAGTACTAGCAGAATATATTGCTACTTACAGACCAAAGTTTCCTTTAAATCATATTTCATATGAAGATATGAAAGACAATATAATAAAATTAAGTAAATTTGATACTAGAAGAATTTGTACACCTAAAGAACAAAGTGATAAAGATATATTTGAAAAATATGATGACTATAAGTATCCATATTCAAAATATGGTTTAGGATTAATTGACGCTCCTGCAATATATAATAAATGCAGTAATTATTTTCATCAAGAGTTAAGATTAAACTGTTCAAGTTATGGATTTAGAGCACCGATAGAAGTTTGGAAAAATGGTAATGCAAGAGATATATGGAAGTGTTTAGGTGCATTATGGAGAGGTGTAAATAGTTCCAAAGATTTATCACCAAATAGTTATAGAGAAGTAACAAGATTAGGTACATATATTGCAACACAATTTAAACCAGTTGTTGCAAAAGCAATATATGATATGACCAATGCAGAAACAGTATTAGATACGAGTTGTGGTTGGGGAGATAGACTTGCTGGGTTTTTTGCTAGTAAGGCAACACATTATTATGGTTGTGATCCTAATCCATATACATATAAAATATATCAGAAACAGATAGAAGAATATAGTAAATTCTTTCCTAATAAAACTGTTAAGATATGGAATTGTGGTGCAGAAGATTTACCTTATAATGAATTACCAGATATAGATTGTGCATTTACTAGTCCACCTTACTTTAGTACTGAACAATATAATAAAGGTGGTGAGAAAGAAGAGAACCAATCTTGGTTTAAGTTTAATGAGTATGAGCAATGGAGAGATAATTTTTATCTTCCAGTTGCAGAAAAGACTTTAAGTAAATCAAAATATATGTTTGTTAATATAATGGATCCAAAAATTAAGACAGTAAGATACAGGTCAAGTGATGAACTAGTTGAAAAATTTAAAGATAAGTTTTTAGGTCAAGTTGGTATGAGAATTATGCAACGTCCTCAAGGTACTAAAAAATTTAAAACTAAAGAAGAGTTAAATACTTTTATGGCAATGACTTTTATTGAAAATATTTGGTGCTTTGGAGAGAAAATTGACTTGTTTAAGACTAGTAGATTGGGAACACTAGAAGACTTTATAGGATAAATATATGTATGGGGGATTTGATAACTAAAGTTATAATAGGTAGTCTAACTATACTAGCAATATTCTTTTTTATTACTTGGATGTTGGAGTATGTTATTTAATTATAGTATGTTTGGGTATTAATGATAGAGAAACGTGAGAATAACAGTATATAGACAATCAGATGATTATATTAGTCATAATTTTTTACCAAAGGAACTTGACTTGGTGAAGGAATTATGTTATATTAATGATATAAAATTTTATGTATTATCATATACGGAACAGGAGATGAGTGAGTATGAAAGACTTTCTAAAAGAAATTATTAAAGAAACAGGAAATGAATATGCTAGTTTAGCAAGTGAAGGTATCACAGCAGGTGATGTTACTTCATTTATAGATACAGGTTCTTATTCTTTTAATGCTCTTCTTTCAGGTTCAATTTATGGTGGATTACCAGGCAATCGTATTACTGCAATCGCAGGAGAAGCTGCTACAGGTAAAACATTTTTCGCATTAGGAATAATCAAACATTTTTTAGATAAAGACAAAGACGCAGGTGTTGTTCTGTTTGAATCAGAAAATGCAGTATCAAAAGATATGATAGAGGCAAGAGGTGTTGATAGTAAAAGAGTTGTAGTAGTACCAGTATCAACTGTACAAGAATTTAGAAGTCAAGTACTAAAAATACTTGACAAATATTTAGAACAAGAAGAAAAAGATAGACAACCTTTAATGTTTGTGTTAGATAGTTTAGGAATGTTATCTACTACAAAAGAAATGCAAGACACAGCAGAAGGTAAAGAAACAAGAGATATGACAAGGGCACAAATTGTCAAATCTACATTTAGAGTTTTAACACTTAAACTAGGACAAGCAAATATTCCTTTGTTAATGACCAACCATACTTATGATGTGATTGGTTCTATGTTCCCACAAAAAGAAATGGGTGGCGGTTCAGGATTGAAATACGCTGCTTCATCAATTATCTATTTAAGTAAACGAAAAGAGAAATTAGGCACCGAGGTTATCGGAAATATTATTCATTGTAAAATATATAAATCAAGAATTACTAAAGAAAATGCTAAAGTGGATGTTAAGTTAACTTATAAACACGGTTTGGATAAGCATTATGGACTATTAGAACTAGGAGAAGAGGCAGGTATCTTTAAGAAAGTATCAACAAGATATCAAATGCCAGATGGTTCTAAAGTATTTGGTAAACAAATTAATGATAATCCAGATAAGTATTTTACAAAGGAAATATTAAAACAAATAGATGAATTCGCAAACAAAAAATTCACATACGGATCAGACGAAGAGTAAAAGTTACACCTTTGCTCAAAGAGAAGGTGATGATTTTTCCTGTATTAAAATTACAGAAGGTGTATTTAAAGATGTAATTTACAAGTATGGAAAAGTACAATTCGCAAGTAAAGAAACAGCAGATGGTAAAATGCCTTTGCGTTTTAATTATGAAGTTATGAAAAATCTCAAAAACGTAGATACAAAAAGTGAAAATTTTAGAAATAAAATTGGAGACATATTAGTTGAGGTTATGGAGGAACAATTGAAGGATGGAAAATTCTCAATTATCAATAGTAAAGAATAATGATTAGAACAGTTAATGTAGGTGAAACAAAATTACCAATTGAAGAATTATACTTAACTTTTATAACAGATAAGTTAAGAAATGATTATGGATTTTTAGAGTCTACTAGGACTAATATTCCAGTTAATAATAAAAATAAAATTATGCCTATGTACACTTACCCTTGTTATGAGTGGTTAGATAGTATTGATTGGACTGATAGTAAAGTATTTGAATTTGGTACAGGTTATAGTACAATATGGTGGCAAAATAAAAGAGCAGATTATTATGGTGTGGAAGATGATGGAGAATGGTATGATAGAATTATAAAATTAGGTTTTAAAAATGCAGATAGAATTTTAGTTAAAGAACAATTAAAAGTTAAATATGAAACTGACTTAAAAAAATATATGAAAGCAATATATGATTATGATTTTAAATTTGATGTTATAGTGATTGATGGTCAAGTTAGGTTTGATTGTATTAAACCTGCATTGGAAAAAATTAAAGATAATGGTATGATTATATTTGATAATAGCGATTGGCATAAAAGTTGTAAAGAAGAATTAGATAAAACAGATTTAATACCAATCCACTTTCACGGATTTAAAACATTGCACGTTGACAGTACAACTACTTCGTGTTATATTGGTAGAAAGTTTAATAAAAAAGCAAACCATATAATACCAATGGGTGGTACAATAAGAGAACAACATAGTACAGATAAGAGTATATTATAATGAACGAAAGAATAGAAACTACAATTTTAAATAATCTTTTCTTTCAAGAAGATTATACTAGAAAAGTATTACCATTTTTAAAAGAAGATTATTTTCCATTAAGAACTGAAAAGATTTTATTTTCAGAAATATATAAGTTTGTTGAGAAGTATAATAATCTTCCAACAAAAGAAGCAATCATCATAGAATTATCTCAAAGAAAAGATATTAATGAAGATGAACATAATACATTAAAAGAAATTGTTAATTCTATATCTAAATTAGATTCTGATCCACAATGGTTGTTAGATACAACTGAAAAGTTTTGTAAAGATAGAGCAGTACATAATGCTGTATTAAGTGGTATTAGAATTTTAGATAAGAAAGATAGTAAGAGAACTCCAGAATCCATCCTGGTATATTAGCAGACGCATTAGCAGTATCATTTGACCAACATATAGGGCACGATTATATAGGTGACGCCGAAGAGAGATTTAAATGGTATCATACAAAAGAAACAAAATATCAATTTGATTTAGATTATATGAATAGAATTACCAAAGGTGGTGTTCCTAGTAAGACTTTGAACATTGCATTGGCAGGAACAGGTGTTGGTAAATCTTTGTTTATGTGTCATTGTGCAAGTGCATATTTAACACAAGGTTTAAATGTTCTATACATTACTTTAGAAATGGCGGAGGAAAGAATTGCAGAAAGAATAGACGCAAATCTTTTAGATGTAACCATAGATGATTTACATACAATGCCAAAAGATTTATATGAAAATAAAATGGAAAAATTACGAAAGAAAACTGGTGGGACATTAATTATTAAAGAATATCCAACAGCGTCTGCTCATAGTGGACACTTTAGAGCATTGTTTAATGAACTTGCATTAAAGAAAAGTTTTAAAGCAGATGTAGTGTTTATAGATTATTTAAATATATGTGCGTCAAGTAGATTTAAAGGTGGCAATATAGGTTCTTATTTTTATATCAAGGCAATTGCTGAAGAGTTAAGAGGACTTGCAGTAGAATTTAATGTACCTTTGTTTTCTGCTACACAAACAACAAGAACTGGATTTGTTAGTACTGATATAGGATTAGAAGATACAGCAGAAAGTTTTGGATTACCTGCAACAGCAGACTTTATGTTTGCTTTAATTTCTAATGATGAATTAGAAGCATTAGGTCAAATGAAAATCAAACAATTAAAGAATAGATATAATGACNTAGCAGTCAATCGGTCATTTATCATAGGCGTTGATAGACCTAAAATGAGATTGTATGATGTAGGGCAACAAGCACAAAACATAGTTGACTCTAATCAAAAGGAAACAAAAGAAGAAAAAACTGCTTATGATAAGTTTTCTGATTTTAAAGTGTAATGAGAAGCATAGGTCATAAAGGAGTGACGTGGGACGGCAAGAGCCGAATAGCAACTAAACAGTATAGAGATAATTGGAATAATATCTTTAAGAAAAAGAAAAAAGAAAGAAGAAAAAATGAAAAAACAAAAAGTTCGGTTTAGTAGAGGTGATAAAAGACCTGCTATCTACAAGTATAAACTTTCTTATGAGAAGAAGTTAGTTAAACNAGGTAGAAAGATATTATGGCACGTTATTGAGAAACCAACCAATCAGATAGTTTCAGAATTCTTTTTTGAAGAAGACGCAGATAAATTAGCAAAGTTTCAAAATAAAAACAAAGTATGGCAAGAGAACGGTGGCATTGTCAAACACTTATGTTTTAAATCAGATTTAAAAACACTCTAAAACTCCAATATAAATAGTCATAGGAGAGATATATGGCAGTATTAGAGAAAGAATCTTTTATAAAAGGTATCACATTATCAAAAGCAAATCAAGGTCCTAATGTAGATGAAACTAGAGTTGCAATTGTTCATAAAATGATAAAGGAGAAAATACCTTTTACTTTAGGAAAAAGTGCAAGTGGGGCTAAAGTTTATGGACTCAATTTTTTGTCTAATGATAAGAAAAAACCTAACATCAACAATTGGCCGTATAGACTTACATATTCAACAGCAAAAAATGTCACAAAAGGTGATGTAAAAAATATAAAAACAGTATCAATAAGAGAAATTTTTAAAGGTCCAAATTTTGGTGGTGGTGGAAGCGGATCTAGTGGTGGTACTAAAGAAACAGCTTTAACAGAATCAGGACAGGCA